GCCATCGTTTGTCACTTCGTGAAACCGCAACTCCCCGCCGTCAAATTCTGATGGGTCTGACAGCAATATGCTGATGCTTATTTTTCTGTCGTGCGGTTCAGGGTTTTCCCAATTTATATCGTGATGACATCCGTAAAACCCCTCATCTTCGCTGTTATATTGTGTAAACTGAATTTCACACTTGTTCGACACTTGCACATTGAGTTGTTCGTTTGAGGATAAAACATAATTGAACAAAAGGTTATGTATGTCCTCCTGCCCAGTTAGCCATTTCACATTGCTTCGGCGTGTGCTTGACAGGCTCTCCTCGTCATTTTGACTGAATGTTGTGGCTCTTTCCCATTTAACTTTGTCGGCCTGCTCCTGCACCAAGTCTATAAATTCTTGACTCACCCCTTTTTTCCAAAACTGCCAAGCCTGACGCATTATTCAACAGTCACATTTGGGATTGGCTGAACCGCTTTCAGTTCATCTGGCGTTGCGGCGGCTTCAATATCAGGGTGATTAGGCGCATCACGCAACACTTGTTTTTGAGCAACAATTTCTGTCGTGCTGGTAGATGTCTCAAGAGCCCTCATGAATTGAGTATCAAGTTTCTCAAACTCCGCCACACGCGCTTCACGAATTTTCTCTCTCCAAATATCCCGCGCCGCTGGCATATTAACGGTGATTGCAGTTTCGGACGTTACTTCCCACGCTTCCCGTAGAGCCTTGTCGGCAGGCACGGTGTAATCGTCTAGGGCATATTCCGTCCCGCCTAGCTTCACAAAATTAGACATTGTTCATCTCCCACGCATCTCTAAATGTTCTGTCCTTTGGTATGTCATCAAGTTTGATTATCTTAAACATCGGCCTGTTGTGATGTTGGCTCCAACACTTTCTTGGCAAATCTTTGAGGCAGAGATATTCGATGGCTTGCTCTTCGGTTAATGGCCCTGTTCTTGGCCCAACCCACTGAGCCTTCACCTTTTCGGGAGTATGCTTGAAGTCATCCATATGAATGCCATTCTCTATAGCATAAATTTCTTCGTCCTTCAGCTCCATCATTATGCTTATGATTGGCAGATTGCCCGACATTGCCTCTTTCATCCAATTAGGCGCGGGTGTGACGATTTTCACAGGCTCATTTGGCTTGTCAGGGTCATCATATATTATTCGATATTCAGTCATTATCTAAACACCGCTATATTTACATATTCCGTGTCTTGTGCGCTGTTGCCGCCTGTAGCTGTCCTTATATTTACAAAAGAGCTGCTATAGCTGCCGCCATCAAATGGGTTGCACATTCTGCCAGCGTTGTTGCTCGCGTCACCAGCTGCGGCTGTCGCGGTATATGTGCTTGTCACACTTGATGAGAAATTGACGTTATGGTTGCCCGTGGTCACATCCGTCAAAGAACTAATCCCTACGTCATAGGCAATACTATTAGAAGACCCGTTATATCTGCCAAAAAGTTGCAGATAAGACGGCCCAGTTGGGCCTGTAGGGCCAATTGGGCCAGTCGGGCCAGTAGGGCCAATTGGGCCAGTCGGGCCAGTAGGCCCAGTAGGACCAATAGGGCCAGCAGGGCCAGCAGGACCAACAGGGCCAGCAGGACCAACAGGGCCAGCAGGGCCAGCAGGGCCAGCAGGACCAATAGGACCAGCAGGACCAACAGCACCATCTAAACCATCAGCACCAGTCGGGCCAGTAGGTCCTACAGGACCAATAGGACCAATAGGACCAATAGGACCAGTAGGACCTGTAGCACCATCATCACCGTCCAAACCAGAAGGGCCAGTAGGACCAGTAGGACCTGTTGCACCCGCAGGACCCGTGGGACCTGTTGGACCAGTAGGGCCAGTAGCCCCCCGCAAATCAGTAGTAGAAAAACCAAGGCCATCATTTGATGTAAAAGTTACGATTCCTGTAGCAGAAGCGTAACTACCTCCTGTGAAACCATCACCCGTAGGACCAGTGGGTCCAGTAGGACCAGTAGGGCCAGTAGGACCAGCAGGACCAATAGGACCAGCAGGACCAGTAGGACCAGTAGGACCAGTAGGGCCAACAAGAGAAAGATTTGATATTGTTGACTTTTCCCACGCCCCAGAACTCACATCGTAATATGGAACAAGGTCTGTGCTGATAGCGTCAGTCCCAGTAGAAAATGCCGTCAATGCAGCGCCGACGTTATTTGCATCAGTTACATCAGCAAAAGCCTCAACGCCGTCTAGTTTAGACCCATCAGCGGCAACGTCACGCCCGTCAACAGTGCCGCCGACAGTAACATTTCCAGTAATGTTTATAGAACCAGCGGCGGGGCTGGTTAGGGCGACAGTACCGTCATTAACGTCTGCCAAGTCAGCCATAAGCTCACGGAATGCGTTGTTTACATCCGCGGGAAACATCTGGTTCTCGCCCAGTGGAACATCCTGAACATCGGTGTTATTGGCGGCTATATTGTCATACTGCGTGATATTTGCTTTAGTCATATCAGCCCTCTATTAGCTTGGGGTTACGCCCCTCAGCGGCGGCAATCATAATTTCTGTATTTAGCTCGTTAGCCTTGACCATCTCGTTGCGGAAACTCTCAATGGCTGCCCCAGCCTGATTGGTTTGGCGGCCATTCTCAATTAGCAACACAGGCAGCATGGCCATAGAGCAACCCCATTCGGATGCTTCCTCCCCCGTCTGAGGATGAGTGCCACGAATCTCAATAAACCAAGCGCAATCCATTTGCTTGCAAGGCTCAAAGTTATTAAGGGGGCAATTATGTTTTACCTCCAGCTTCATAACTTAGTCTTTCGTTGCAATAATTACATCAACATACTGAACTTCAAACTGACTAGACGCTGTACCAGTAAAAGAACCAGTAGAGCCAGCGTGAGTATGCTCAGCGCCGCCGCCGCTAGTCTCAGTTGAAATAAAAGTTTCTTCAGTTCTGTTTGTATAAGCAATTCTGTTTCGAGTACTTGAAGTAGCAGTGCCAGCAACCCCAATGTCGTGACTGTGAGACGGAATCTCATTTATGTCCAACTGGTGACCAGCAACAGTAACGCTAACGCTACCAGCGGGTGTATAGCTTGCAAAGGCGGTTGAGAAGGTGTTGGTGCCGCCGCTACTTACGCTACCACTTACGATACGCAGAGCCTTATCATTGTGCGCCGTGCTTTTTGTCCAACCAGTCGGTGCAGCAGTCTGTTGAAACAACATCTTCGTTCCAGAAGGGAAGGCGTCAATCGCCACACTGTTAATGGTAGCAGCGTCAAAGTCAGGAGACACAAGAGAAATAGTGCCATCGTTGACATCAGCCAAGTCAGCCATCACCTCACGGATAGCGTTGTTGATGCCAGCGGGACTGCAACCCTCGTCAATGTTCTGACCCTGCACATCCGTGTTGGATGCAGCAGCGTTTGCATAATCTCTGATACTATTCTTAGCCATAGTTCTATTCCTGTCCTAAAAGTCCCATTACTGGTTCGCCAATATATCCGCCAGCTACGCCACCAGCAATAGCTGGCAATCTTTCTCTAGCAAAATCAGCAACACCACCGCCAACGGTTCTTGTAATTGGAACGCCAGCACGAGAGTAAGCTGGAACAGCAGCTAAAGTCCCCGCAATAAGTGGGTTAAGCAAGCCCATAGAGCCACCAACACCCAAACCTATGCCTCCCGCAAGTCTAGAGCCTTCAAGGAACGGCCTAAGAGCCGCAACTTGCCTCACCCCAAGAGCTTCAGACGCTTCTACGGCCTCTCTTTGACCTATTGCAGCGCCAACTTCAAATCTTGGCTTTTGATTTGTAGCCATTGCACCAACAAGCTCATCTGGAGTAAAGCTGCCATCAGCAAGTCCAGCGGCCTTCTTGCCAGCAGCACTTTTAATACTAGCAACCAAAGGATAAACATTGTCGATTGTTTCGTATTTTGAAACACCAGAAGGGTTCACCTCTTTAGACGCACGCCTAAATTCTCTTTGAACTATGGATAGGGCTTCTGCCATACCCCTATCTGCATCAGTGGATGCTGTGCTTTTAAATGTTTTGTTAATTTTTTTACTAAGCATTTTGTCAAGCTGAAACCAATCCTCACCTTGAACTACATTTTTATTCAAGCGAGGAATAATTTCATCATCAACAAATTTTTGGGCAAGTTTAGCTGACTCTTTTGTAATAAATACATCTGGTATCTGCCCCCTAGATACAGCCTTCATAGATTCTGTAACGGCTGGCAAAACCTCACTTTTTGATTTAGACAAAGTTAACTCAGGCTTAACATCTTTATAAGCCTTATTAACCTGACTCTTCATATGGGCTACTGCAAAGTTTCCAGTAGCTCCCTTGGGGAGAGGTTCTCCACCAACCTTTTGAATTACAGCATTTATCGGAACACGAGAGTATTCATCAAGCGCCCTGCCTTTTGCTGCACTAACTGAACGACCAATAAACGGAAGAAACTCTGTTAAGTCTTCCATTGCCTTTATAGCTCCGCCTCGTGCCTGACCAATAG